TGATAAATAAACTTATGATACTGAGAGAATTATTTTATTTGGATCCTGAAACGCAAGAGTCAGTAATGACTTTCGTTTTAATTCAGCACGGGACATAGAAGAATTACAGCGTAGTGACACACGTAAAACTAGATTGACATTGGGTCAAGTTAACGAATTACGCAAAGCATCTGAAGCACATATCTTAGAACAAGAAGAAGAATTGGAGTTTGTACACGAAATGTACGGAGCAACTCCAGCAGCCGCACCAGTATAACTCCTTAAAAGATAATTACTTTTAGGAGAACATATGCGCAGTTTTGTGTTTGGCAATGGCAAAAGCCGCCTCAATATAACATTCGATCAAGTAAAACCATACGGTAAAATCTACGCCTGTAATGCAGTTTATAGGGAGTATGCACCTGACTACTTGATAGCAGTGGATCCAAAAATGATAGTGGAAATACAAGCTTCTAACTATCAAATGGAACATGAAGTATGGACAAACCCCAATAGTAGATATAAAGATTTCACTGGATTTAAGTTTTTTAATCCCAGTTTGGGATGGAGTTCTGGACCTACAGCACTGACTCTTGCCACACAACATCAAGCTGATGAGATTTATATATTTGGATTTGATTATGAAAGTACTACTGGACTTTTAAACAATGTGTATGCAAACACACCCAACTACAAACGATCTGAAGAACCAGCAACATTTTATGGTAACTGGACTAGACAAACAGAGACAGTGATAAAAGAAAATAAAAAAACTAAATACTTTCGAATAGTGGAAAATAACTTTTATGATCCACAATGGCATTATCCAAACTTTAGACACTTGACGTATGACAACTTACGTGAAGTCATGCTGTCTTGGAGTAAAAATGCCTAAAATCATGCCATTATAACACGTATTTCGTCATAATATGTAAATATTACTGACAGCTCACAATCTATAGGAGATTTAAAAATGACTGACCGTTCAAAATTTGAGCAAATGCTCGAACATCTTATTAACGAAGATGAACAAAAAGCTAAAGAATTATTTCATGACATCGTGGTTGCAAAGTCACGTGAAATTTATGAAACTCTAATTTCTGAAGACTTTGATGAAGGCATGATGCCTGGTGAAGAAGAAGAGCCAGCTCCAGAAATGGAAGCTAGCGATGACGAATTTTCCGGCGATGACGCAACCGATGACATGATGGGCGACATCGAAGGTGGAGATGAAGAAGGTGGCGACATGGGCGGTGACGACGTATCACTAAGTGGTGGTGACGTTGATGAACTACAAGACCGTGTTGTGGACCTAGAAGATGCATTGGATGCATTACGTGATGAATTTGAAAGCCTAATGGGCGGCGAAGAAGGTGGCGATGACATGGGCGGCGATGACATGGCAGACGCAGGTGTTCCAGAAATGGATGGCATGTCACAAGAAATGCCCGCAATGGAAAGACGTGATGAAGACGACGAAGATGAAGATGAAAACACAGATGAAGCATTTATCCGTGAATACGTGGAAAAAGTCACAGCAGCCAAAGGCGGCGATAACGGTGCAAATGCAAAAAGCACAGTAGCTAAAAAGAATGACATGGGTGGTACAAGTGGTAACCTAAACAAAGCATTTGCCGACAGTGGCAAAGGTGGAACACAAGGTGGTTTACTAAACCCAAGTACTAAAGATTTGAATTCAGGTAACGTAAATGTTCCTGGAGGCAAAGCAGGCGTGAAGCACCTAAAAACTGTTTCAGGCGGACATGGTGCAGAGAAGAAAGGCACTGGCGATAACGGCGATAGAGGGGCAGACAGCCCAATTAACGGCGTAAAGAGTCGCGCAAAGTAATTAAAAAATGCAAAAGATGAACTATCTTCGTGAAAACCTCAGTTTTGACCAAGCCCGTATGGTGGTTGAGTCTGAGGGTGAAAACGGGAAAAATTTGTACATGAAAGGTATCTGTATACAGGGCGGCATTAAAAATGCCAACCAACGTGTATATCCTGTGGACGAGATTGAGCGAGCTGTCAAAACTTTGAACGATCAAATTACTGGCGGATATAGTGTACTAGGCGAAGTAGATCATCCAGATGACTTAAAAATAAATTTGGACCGTGTTAGCCACATGATTACTGAAATGTGGATGGACGGTCCAAATGGTTATGGAAAGTTCAAGATTCTACCAACTCCAATGGGCCAACTAGTGAGAACTATGTTGGAATCCGGCGTAAAGTTGGGAGTTTCCAGTCGAGGCTCAGGTAACGTCAATGGCGACGGAACTGGAAGAGTCAGCGATTTTGAGATTATCACAGTGGATGTGGTAGCTCAACCCAGTGCACCGGGAGCATATCCAACACCAATTTATGAACACTTAATGGGAACAAGAGGTGGTCTTAATGCCTTGCGTATAGCGCAAGAGGTGAAGGGTGATCCTAAAGCACAGCGTTATCTTAAAGAGAGCTTATTATCAATAATAAGCAAGCTCCAATAAAAAGGAGAATCACATGTTGGATGTTTTGAAAAATCTATTTGAGAACAATGTGATTTCTGAGGAACTCAAGGCTCAGATTGAAGAATCATGGCAAATTCGTGTAAACGAAAACCGTGAAGCTGTCACTCAAGAGTTGAGAGAAGAGTTTAGTCAACGATATGAACACGATCGTCAAGTAATGGTTGAAGCCATTGACCGCATGGTCAGTGATCAACTAGCACCTGAAATTGCTGAGTTTATTGAAGACCGCGCTCAGTTAGCCGAAGCTAAAGCCAAGTATGCAGTTAAGATGAAACAAGATGCACAAGTTATGAAGGAATTTGTAACTCGTCAACTAGCTTCTGAAGTAATGGAATTGCATGAAGACCAAAAAGTCATGGCTGATAAATTCTTCAAATTAGAAGAGTTTGTAGTAGAAGCACTAGCCAATGAAATTGCCGAGTTTTATAAAGACAAGCAGGATCTAGCTGAAACGAAAGTTCGCTTGATCCGTGAAGGTAAGAAACAACTTGTTGGTATTAAATCTGAATTTGTAAGCCGCGCAGCCAAGATGGTTGAATCTGTAGTTGAGTCTAGTTTGAAGAATGAACTAACACAACTGCGTGAAGACATTGACGCCGCACGTAAAGCAGACTTTGGACGTAAAATATTCGAAGCTTTTAGCAACGAATTCCAAACAAGTTANATTAATGAAAAATCAGAAACTGCAAAATTGCTCAAGGTCATAGACAAGAAACANTTTGACGTTGTTGAGGCACAAACTGTTGCCGTGACAGCACAAAAAATTATAGAAAGCAAAGAGGCAGAGATCCGTGCATTGAAAGAAAGCATGGTAAGAAAATCAACCATGGGTGAACTATTGGCACCGTTAAATTCGGACCAAAAAGAAATCATGGGTGAATTATTAGAAAGTGTGCAGACCGCAAAACTGCATGACAGTTTTAACAAGTATTTGCCTACAGTNATTGAAGGCAATGCTCCGCAGAAGAAACAGGCTCTTGTAGAGGCAAAAGAAATTACAGGAAATAAAATTTCCAACAGCAACCGTAGCAGTGAGAACGACAATAACATNGTTGATATTCGTCGACTTGCTGGACTAAAAATTTAAGGAGAATTTAAATGTCAGAACTACTACACGGCCGTTGGCAGGAAACTAAAGAGGCCCTACTTGAAGGCCTACAAGGTACCAAGCGTTCAGTTATGTCAACTACTCTCGAGAATACTCGTAGATATTTGTCAGAATCTGCTTCAACTGGTTCTACTTCTGCCGGCAACGTCGCAACACTAAATCGCGTGATCCTTCCAGTGATCCGTCGCGTTATGCCTACCGTTATTGCTAACGAGTTAGTAGGTGTACAACCAATGACTGGTCCAGTTGGTCAAATTCATACACTACGTGTTCGCTACAGCGATTCACTAAGTGGCACATTTGGCGCCACAGCTGGTGAAGAAGCATTGAGCCCATTCAAGATTGCTGAAGGTTATTCCGCTAATAACGGAGCAGCCAAAACAGCAGCCGCAACAGCAGCCTTAGAAGGTGCCGCTGGTAAGCGTATGTCTATTCAGATCTTGAAACAAACAGTTGAAGCTAAGACACGTAAGTTATCAGCTCGCTGGACTTTTGAGGCTGCTCAAGATGCACAAGCCCAACAAGGCATTGACATCGAAGCAGAAATTATGGCNGCTTTNGCNCAAGAAATTACTGCTGAAATTGATCAAGAGATCATTTCTTCATTGATTACTTTGGCTGGTTCACAGAACCAACAAGCATACGACCAATCCGCTGTTAGCGGTACAGCAACATTTGTTGGTGATGAACATGCTGCCTTGGCAGTTATGATCAACCGCGTTGCTAATACCATTGCTCAGCGCACACGTCGTGGTGCTGGTAATTTTGCAGTTGTTAGCCCAACAGCGTTGACAATTCTACAAAGTGCTACAACTTCTGCGTTCGCAAGAACAACAGAAGGTACTTTCGAAGCACCTACAAACACCAAGTTTGTTGGTACATTGAATGGCGCAATGAAGATTTATGTTAACACATATGCTACAGATGACAAAATCCTTGTTGGATACAAAGGNACTGCTGAAAGTGATGCAGCCGCNTTCTACTGCCCATACATTCCATTGATGAGCAGTGGTGTTGTTCTTGACCCAACAACATTNGAACCAGTCGTTTCATTCATGACACGTTATGGTTATGTTGAGTTGTCAAACACAGCAAGTTCTCTAGGNAATGCCGCTGATTACTTAGGTACAGTTACTATTGCTAACGCAGTATTCAGCTAATCAACATACCGAAAGGTTGTGGATTATGAAAGGGACTCTTNGGAGTCCTTTTTTTATTCCAGCTAAATACATAGTAATGATTCACATGGGGTGAATTTTATGCGGAAATCCAACCGCGTACGGCCTAGAACGCCGTTATTTCTTAAGGAGAAAAAAATGGGACGTCCAGTAAATAAAAGAAAATTTGGTATATTAGATGATGGTACAAACCTCACAATCAATTGCAAAGTGGGTGCAAACGCTGCCAGTGCTCAAGGCATGATCTTAAAGCAACGTTCAGTTAACAAATTTAAAGTTGACGACAGCAAATTAGGCACAGGCAATGAAGGGGTTTGTGTTTTAGTAAACAAAGCAGTTGGCGCACTAAGTGACAATGAAATGTCAATTGACGGTGTAATTGCTGGTGGTGCACAAGGCATCAAAATCAAAAAACTTTACAATCGCACTTGCAGAGATTTCAGCAACAACAAATACAAGTACACAGTACAAAACGATTCAACAGTTAGTTTATTAGTATTAACAGCTATCTAATATGTCAAAAGTTGTCAAAGTACAAGATGGTAACTATCGCATAGTTACACAACTTAATGGTACAATTACTTTAGATACCGGGGCTCAACTTGGTAGTGTAATTGTTACAGGTGATTTGGTTGTATTGGGTAATACCACTACAGTTGATTCTGAAACTTTGACAATCAAAGACAACATTGTTTATATAAATGTAGGTGAAACTGGCAACGGTATCACTTTAGAAAAAGCGGGACTTGACATTGATCGAGGAAATCGTGGAGTAGTAAGTTTTTACTACAATGAAAATTTATCTCATATTAAAAACGATGGTACGATTGGTGTTGGGTCTTTCAGCTTGATTCACAGTTCAGGTACTGAAGTAAACGAAATATCAGGATTAAATGTAGGATCTTTAAACACGCAAGTAACTGGTGGCT